TAATAAACTAATAAGTTAATTCGTTATATATATAAAATTCATTTATTTTGTAATAATATAATAATAAATGAATTTTATACTACCATCATTAGGAATTAGTATTATATTTATGATATATAAAATAATAGATATGAAATATATAACAAAAGAAGAAATATCATTTAAAAATATCACAAAAGATAGTTTAATAGTATTTTTGTGCAGTATGGTTTCAATGTTTGGATTAGAACAACTCAATATTAATGAAATAATAGGCAACTCAAAAGAATCATTAAGTGCTTTTACAAATGAACCAGATTTTTAATAATATATTTTATATTTTATAACAAAATATAAAATATAAAATAAATTTTACACCATAATTGGTAAGTCATCAATATTAAATATTGCTTCTGGATTATTAATTTTCTTTTTTGCTATTATATAATTTTCAAATAGTGGTTTTTTTAATACATTTTGTGGAGTATGCTTATGAACATTACGTGCTATCATTTTATATAGCTTGAAATCAGGATATCTCTCAGAACCATCATTTTTATACAATATATTTTTATTTTTATCATCAAAAACCCATTCAATCATTAGTTTTTTAATAGGAGATTTTAATTTTTTAATATCTTCTAAATCATCAATAAAATAATCAAATAAACTACATCCTAAGCGACACAAATCAAAGCTATAATTAGGGTCTAAACGCGGTTTATTTTCATTTAAATAAGGTTCGCAATTATATTGTGTAGCAGCATCTCCATCTTGTGAATAGCTATCACTACACATAAATTTATTTTTAAATTTATAAATTGCTCTTCCAAAATCAATTATTTTATATATTTTGCCAAATGTGGGAACTTTATAATGGCTATTATTAAATTTATAATACAAATATTTCTTTTCTGTTACTACATAAACTATATTGTTTGTATGTAAATCATTATGAGTAAAATGAAAAACTTTTTGATATGTAATTAATGTAAATAATATTTGTAAAATAATAGATTCCCATTCATCATCTTTAATTTTTTTACTAGAAATATAAGAATCTAATGTATCTTCACAACATTCTAATGCTATAATTTTAACAGGGAATTTATCTATTGAACAAAATATTTCTTCATCATCATAACTTTCTTCACTACTTGATTCATCTGACTCGCTTGTATTTGTATATAATGATTCTGTATTTGATGACCTAGAAGAACACGATTCCGAATTAGTTGTTTCATTTTTACTTGTATTATAATTACTGGATTTTGTAGATAATTTATCTAAAATATCTAAATTTTCATATGTCAATTCTAATTCTTCTTGAATTAATGATTTATTTTCTAAACATGTTTCTTCAAGTTTATTTAGATTAGTAATATTTAAATTTGTATTTAAATCTTCACTTAAATCTTCTATTATGTCTTCAATATTTATTTCATTAGTGCTAGGAGTATTTATTAATAATGATTTTTTATATTTATTAGTTTTGCCAAAAATATTTTTCATTTTTTCACTTGCTTCAATTGTAAATAAATTATTTCTATATTTGTGAAAATGCTCAGATTCATTTAAAAATTCTAAATCTTCTGAAATATTGACTTTAAAATTATTTTTTATTCCTAAAAATGCACCATAATAATTTAATCCATTATAAAAACTATAGTTATTTAATAAGCAACTAGATAAAAATGAAAAAAAACCATCAATATATGCTGAGTTATTTGGATCTAATATTTTTTTATATTTTTTGTGATAATCACTATAATTATTTATATGATTACTATTATAAAATTTAGGTAATTCTAAAATATTATAACTATTATCATATTTTCCTAACATATATTTAACTGGGTCTATTAATGGACTATATTTAATAAAAATATTTTTGCTACATACGTTATTACATATATCACATATTGTGCCTAAAAATTTATTATAATTAATTTTATCTGTTATAGCTTCTAATTTATAACTATTATTTAGATTAATAGTATTATAATTATTACTATTTAAATCAAAAAACTGGTTATATAATGGAAAATAATTTTGTATATTTGTTATATTCAAAGTTTCAGTATTGCTAATTGTTTCAAAAAGTTGCTTGTTGTTATTTTTTCTATAGTTTAATTCCATTTAATAAATTAAAAATACTTATTTTTCTTATTTATAACACAAATATTATTTTTAAATATTACTAAATATTACTAAATATTACTAAATATTAGTAAATATTAGTAAATATTACTAAATATTACTAAATATTAGTAAATATTACTAACTATTACTAAATAGTTTATTTACTTTTTTGTATTATTTAGTTAAATCTTAGGTTATTTAGTTAAATCTTAGATTATATAATATTATTAATAAACATAATGACATTAGAATTAAAAAAATTTGATATTAAAACTATTAGTTTTAGACCAGATGAAAATAAGGGACCAGTTATTGTTTTAATAGGTCGTCGCGATACAGGTAAATCATATTTGGTTAGAGATCTTCTTTATTATCATCAAGATATACCAATAGGGACTGTTATTAGTGGAACTGAAGCAGGCAATGGTTTTTATGCTGAACATGTTCCAAAACTTTTTATTCATGATGAATACAATACTGCGATTATAGAAAATATTTTAAAAAGGCAAAAAACAGTATTGAAGCAAGTAAAAAAAGAAATAGAAGTTTATAAAAAATCAAATATAGACCCGCGTGCGTTTGTGATTTTAGATGATTGTTTATATGATGGTAGTTGGACTAAAGATAAAATGATGCGTTTACTTTTTATGAATGGGCGTCATTGGAAAATAATGCTTGTTATTACTATGCAATATCCTTTAGGTATTCCTCCTAATTTACGTACAAATATTGATTATGTTTTCATTTTACGCGAACCATATATAGCAAATAGACGACGTATTTATGAAAATTACGCTGGTATGTTTCCAACATTTGAAAGTTTTTGTCAAGTTATGGATCAATGTACAGAAAATTTTGAATGTTTAGTAATAAATAATAATGCCAAATCAAATAAATTACAAGACCAAATTTTTTGGTATAAAGCAGACCATCATAAAACATTTAAATTAGGTTCAAAAGAATTTTGGGAAATTAGTAAAAATTTAGATTCTGATAATGAAGAAGAAATGTATGACCCAAATATAAGAGATAAGAAAAAAGGACCAAAGATTAATGTACGCAAAACAAAATGGTAATAATTTTATAATATTTATAATGTTTATTTTATTTATAATATTTATTAAAAAATATAATAAATATATGCGGTAATTATTAGTATTATTATGAAGTATTTTTAGTAGAATCAGATACAGACTCTTTTCCATTTTCAATATTATCTGATTCTTCTTGTGTCGTTGCTTTTTTGGCACGTTCTTTTTGTCTTTCTAATAGCTCCCCTAAACCATGATCATTATCTTTCTTTCTTCCTACAATAACATCTTCAGCCTCAAATAATTCTTTGCGTAAATCAGCAGTAGATACATCATCGTCTTCTTTGTCACCAAAAAGCAAATTTTTACCAGGAACATCCATTTTATCTGCATTTATTAAATTACCTTCTTCGTCTATTGTTTGCATTAATTTATTGCCTTCTTTGCGAGCTTTAGCAATATTTTCTTCAATTGCTTTCTTTTTACTTTCTTTTACACGTTCTTTAAATTGCTCCTTAGATATTTCATCATTTTTCTTCTTATGACTCATAAGTTCATTCAAATCTTTTTCTAAATATTCAACACGTCCTGTTTTATATGCTTCTGGGTGAAAAGGCATCCACATACCAACCGCACCAACGTAAACATCATGATTCGGGTCTATTTCTCTTAACATCTTACATCTCATTTCTGCTTCTTCTTGTGAACCGAATACTCCACGTACCTTAATGCCTCTTGTATTTGTTTGAAATTGATGTAATTCATTATATTCTTTTTGTAATGCTTCTTCTTTAGCATCAATAAATGTTTTATATTCATCATCTAAAGTAGTTAAAAATAGATTCTCTTTTTCCTCTTCTACAAACTCTTCCATATCTTTTGTTAATTTATTAAAATCTAAATTATATTTATATGCTAAAAAACTCAAAAATTGAGTATATTTTTCAAAAGTTTTTTTAAACTCAAAGTTCTTTAAGAATTTTTCAAAATAAAATAATTCTTTATTTTTAATATGGTCTTCAGGAGAAATAAAACTTAAGCATACATATTTTTGACCGCTTATAGGTTTATCTTCATCTAATAAATCTACATATTTTGCTTTTTCTAAATTATTTTCTGTTTTGTCTTTATCCTTAGATTTAGAAGATTTAGAAGATTTTTTATTAAACATTTTATAGAATAGTATTTTAATATAATTTTAAGTATTTTATTTAAACATTATATTAAACATTATATTAAACATTATATTAAACATTATATTAAACATTATATTTAAAAACAAATTTTAAATACACAAATTATTAACTTTAATTAATTATTTAGGTAAATTTATAAAATTTAATTAAATCTTATTTATTTAATTTATTTAATTTAATTTATTTAATTTAATTTATTTAATTTAATTTAATTTAATTTAATTTAATTAATTTAATATAATTTGTGTATAAATATAAATTTTTTCTTTAGTATTATTATAAAACAAAATGAATTTCAGTATGGGTGAATTAGTAAAAAGAGCTGTGAAATATTTGATTGAAGGTATAATGGTTGCAATAGTTGCTTTTGTCATTCCACAAAAACCATTAAAAATGGAAGAAATTGCTATTATTGCTTTAATGGCGGCTGCCACATTCTCTATATTAGATACTTTTATTCCTACCATGGGTGTAAGTGCTAGATCAGGTGCTGGTTTTGGTATTGGTGCTAATTTGGTTGGTTTCCCAAGATTATAAACATACGTTATTAGTTATTAGTTATTAGTTATTAGTTATTAGTTATTAGTTATTAGTTAATTTAAAAAAATATATAAATTTTATACATTTTATATATTTTTATGCATTTTATAATAATATGTAAGCATTATTGGTTATGGTTTTTAATAATTATTTAAAAAATCATTGTAAAATAACTAGTACTACTAGTAATAAATAAATTTTTCATTAACTTATGTAAATATATTTGCTAATAGTAGTAATACTATTAGCATGATTAAAACTAAACCATTAATAGGTATTTTAGCAACACCTTATATAAAAAATAATAATTCAAGTGAAATATTTTTAAAAGAAAATTTAATTAAATTTTTAGAACAAAATTCTATTGATTATATTATAATTCCATATACTATTAAAAAATTAGAATTAAATAAAATAGTATCTAACTTAAATGGTATATTATTTCCAGGGAGTCAAATAGGTAATTATTATAATAATAATTCTATAAAGCAACATTTTTTAACACAAAAATATATAGTTAAAAAAGTTAAATTTCTTGCTAATAATAATAGACCAATACCAATATTAGCAATATGTCATGGTTATGAAAATATGATTTTAATTGAAAAAAATTATAATTTAACAAAAAAAAATATTAGCAATACTTTTATTAATGTAAACTCATATTCAAATTATAAAACAATACCACAATTTAGCAATAATAAAATAGGAAAATTATATAAAAAGTATTTTAACAAAACTAAAAAATTAGTTCATAATAATTCATTAGCATTAGGATTAGGAGAATATAGAAAACAAAAAAATAAAAATTATGAAGTTATTGCTACTAGTTTAGATAAAAACAATAAGGAGTTTATAGATATAGTAAAACACAAAAAATATCCATTTTTTGGATTTCAAGGACACCCAGAAATAAACAATACAAAATTATTTTCTCCTTTTATTGATTATGTAAATAAAAGTTTTACTAAAAAAAATTTAAGTCAAAGACTAAAGCGTTTTAATAGTTCAGATTTTATAAAATTAAAATCTAGAAAGGTTTTTTGTAAAAAATATAAGTTGGCAAAAACAATAAAAGAGGGTAAATGTATATTTTATAAAATATAAAATATATAATATTTAATAATTTTTATATTTCTTTGTATGCTTAATACTATGTTTGTTATTTTTCTTTGAGTTATTTAATGTGCTATAATGTTCTTTGGGTATATATCTAAAAAAATTCAAATTATATAATTTTGAGTTACGTGATATTTCGTTTGTTTTAATTTTAGCATATAATTTGGCTTTTTCTTCTCTCATATCTTCTAATGTTTTTTGCTTACCATAACATAATACACTAAATCTTCGTAATAACCCTTTTTGTTGAAGACGATTTTTTAATTGAACTTTAAATAAATACTCAGCAATACATAATAATCTGTTTTCATCATAATAAGGTCTATTTGCGTATATAAATATTAAATAAAAACTTAATATGGTATCTATTGATGCTACTTTTATTTTTTGTCCATTAATATTTATTAAATTATAACTATGACAAGCAGTAGGTTTATAAATAAATGCTATTACATCATTATTTACAATAATTTCATAATGAACATCAATATATTCACCAATTGGTTGTTTTTTAAAAATTTTTACATTGTTATAACCTTCATAGATTAATTGTTCTTTTAAAATAGTAGCACTTTCTTGAGGGTTTTCGCTTAATACATCAAAATCTGGAATATTGGAAACTTGTCTTCTTTCTTTATATGGCATATATTTACTATATAAAGTTGATGCGTAACCTCCAAAAAAAACTAAACCTTGATTAATAAATGATGTTCTAGTTATTTCATATATGGCTGCTTGGTCCTCTTGTTTCCCTTCATATTTTCTTTGAAAATCTTGTTTATCGCATAACAAACCTTTTAATGGATAATTTTTATTTAACAAACTAATCCGTTTAAGGACTTTTTCCCATCTAGATACGTCCCCCATTGGGCGAGATAATTCAAGATACATTGCCATACGTAAAAAGTTTGGTGGGCAATAATTAATTCCGTTTATTTTTATTGCTTTTTTTGAAACATTTTGGAACAATTTATTGTCTAATAAAGTAATATCAGCAATTGGTACAAAATTTACAAATACTTTGTATGTTCCACTATGAACTCCTGATTTTGCTTCTACTTCTTCATAACCTGCTTTATAATATATATTTGCTAAATCTCTCGCATATTCCATAGCATAAGGTGAAAAAAAATCATAATCTGGTATTTCAATATTTTTATTATAAAATCTATATTGTTCTGGTAATATATTATTTACAGCAGTTCCACCATAACATAATATTTTGTGTGTTCGTAAAAAGGTTTCTAATATTTCTATAATATTTTTAATAGTATCTGATTGGACTAATTTTTTTCCAATAATATATGTAGCATTATCTATGGCATTTCTTAATATTTTCAATTCTTTTTCTTCATATGATTCTTTCATATAATTGTATATTATATATATAATTATATATTATTAAAATTTTTAATAAATCATTAAAAATTTATTTAATATTCATGTCCTTCTGGAACGCCAGTACCGCCACTACCCATAGTAGGGAATGGACCAGCACCACTGCTTACGCCTCCATTTTGGTTACTGCCTCCAGTTTGGCTAGCACCTCCAGTTTGGCTAGCACCTCCAGTTTGGCTAGC